GTTTATCGAGACCGTTACATATTTTATTTTTCGAGTTTATATAGTTTATTAAATTTTTTCGATTTTTAACCGTATTATTGTTTACCATTTATATAGTACGATGTTTTATTTAATACGTATACTTCCTAATCCATAAATTACATACCCACTTTTCACCCGAATTTACCGGTGCACCACCGTGTAATGCTTTTTTGGTTATACACTCGTAATTGTTTAGTGTGTTAAAGAACAAAGCATCACCTTTTTCTAAACGGTACGATTTGTTTATGTTTGGAAACACGGTTTCACCACCTTCATACTCGTCATTCAAGGCGATTATGAATGTGTACATGCGTTTATTCTTATCGTCGGGGAACGCGTCTTGGTGTGGTTTATAGAAACCACCTGGTTCGTATTTCAAAACCTGTAAATCCTCGCAGTTACTTAAAGGACGATCCGTCATCGAAACGCATTTACGTATAAGTTTATCGACGATGGGGTCTTCGGATGCTTTTAACCACGCAGTTTCACTTTTTCGGATAGTTTCGTCTATGTCACGAGACATGGAGACGGTTGATTTGTGTAGTTTTTTAGAAGCTATATTTTTTATGTGATCACACTCTTCTTCAGATAAAACTTTTTTTATTCTACGAGGTTCATAGTATACTGGTATAATGTACCATATGAGTACTAATATAGAAATAAGCACGAGTACCTTATTCATTTTAATAAACTAAGAAATTCTTTCTACCGCAGATAACATGAAATAGTAAGCTGGTAACATGACAATGTTTATAACGGGTACCGTATAAGCACCATACTTTTTATCGTGATACACAAACAAACTTATCGCACAACAATACAGAGACGCAAAGTACATGAACTTACTGATGTTGTAAATGTAAAAAGTACTCTTAACTATACTCGTAAACGCGTAAAATTCCAATCTTCTATACTGTATAGGTGCCGATAAATTAGCTTGTGTAACAAACAATACACACATTATATAGTATAAAATATCGAATATATCAATAAACTTCTCCCACTCGTACCGTATTAACATAATACTCGTAAAAAGACACACCAAATAGTACTTATACAATTCTTCGGAAACAAGTCTATCATTACTAAATGACCTGTGTAAATGGTACAATACACGAGGAGGCATGTGTAATAATAGAGCGAGGTTAACAAAACTTTTTTTATCGAAAAAGTATGTTAGTGAAAAAGGTATCATACACGTGTATGCAGATAAAAGTTCAACTGGTCTTATGAGTTTCATTTTTATATACGTATCACGTAATCTTTAAGGCAAATATAGAAAATTGGGTGTTTTTGAATTGTATCTCGTGTGTATCTCGTGTATAACATCGTTCGTATACTTCATGAGTTCTTGGATTGTACTTGTAATTTCCAAAGACGTATCGATAACCCATTGTCGTAATATATCACCACACGAATTGGTAAACATCTCGTACGTGTCGCGAATATCTTTATTTTTTTCTTTGAGTTTATCGCGTCTTTGTAACTCTGTTATAAACTGGCGTTCGGTTAAAGTTTGTAAAAGGTACTGTATTCTCAAGTGCATGTTATTAGCATCATATATTTCGCCGTACTTATATATAAGTTCATGGTCCATTTTGTACAAAAGTATACATATTTTTAAAAGGAACTCGGGTGCATTTGCTTCTCTTAGTTCACTAATACTAGGTCTTCCACCACACGGTATATCGCCGTGTTCCCGCGATCTCTTCTTAAACTCGAAAAAGTGTGGATTGTGTATTCTTCCAAGCTCTATCTTACCCGTTCGCCAATCGAATGCCGTTTTACAATTCGTACACCACATTTGCATACACCCGTCTATTTTAGAAATCATTGTACTACATTTTGGACACGGACGTGTATCTTTGTTTATAAGTTTCATGGTTTCTACATTATTTGGATCACAAACGTGTTCGGAATCCAAAATTTCATTACACTTTACACAAAAGTTTTTTTTACACAAACCACACTTCCAATCGGCATCTATGTAACCTCTACACTCACTAGATGGACATGCACGAATGAAATTTCTACCGGCATCTTCATTAATATGCATGTACCGTAACCTGTTCATTTCAGAAGTTATATCGTCTATTTCTTGGCGTATTTCCCCTTCCATATCGTCGTGTTCTGTGGTTCTCATTCCTATAGCATAAGAATCTCGTTTTCTTCTTTCTATTAGTGCTAGCGCATTCAATTTATCGTAATACATTTCCCGAAGTTCTCTAATACGAATTATACGTTCTACTTCGGGTTGTGTTTCTGGTATAAGTAGTTTTTCACGTTCGAAAAGAACTTTCTCCCTGTGTTTTTTGTACTCGACGTTTCTAAAACGTTTCGTACAAAACGAGTCTATGAAACCCCTGTTTATTTCACGTTTACATTTCATACAATGTGGTTCTTGGATAATAGATAATAAATACATCTGAACACACGATTTACACGCATCGTAATCACAAAAAGGACATTCAACCTTTTTGTGAATCGTTTTGTTATACGTTTCACAACAGACTTTACACGAGTCCATTATTATTCTTAATTTAAATATATCGAATTATCTTTAATTAATTATTCATGTACGTTTTTTTGACCCAATCACGATCTTTCTTGAAAATTTTAGAAAGTTTTGGGTCCTTACGTTTAAACAAAATCATGAGTACGTTGAGTCTTCTAAAAAGACCGAGGGGTGGTTCACCTGCACGAACGACTTTACCAAGCGCTCTGTGTCTCGCAAGTTCCGTTTTTTCTTTAACGTCGACGTACCCGTATCTCGAAAGAGAACCGTTATCACTTAGTGGAATTCTAACAACTGTTTTCATTTATTTAAACTTAGGATTTTTTTCGAGTTTACCTTCGTGGAATACAACCGGGTTATAAAGTGTTTCATCGGCATAGTATACCTTAGTATACCACGACTTTGAATTTGCGTCCCAAACCTCACGTCTTTTTAATCCGCACTTATACTTTACTCGGTTATCCATATCTTCTCTACTTCCAATAACTTTACCCGTCTTGTTACCTTTGACAACGGTTTTTGGTTCTTTCATACCCTTAATAAAAGAGAGTCCAGTGTACATCTTTTATTAACGATTTGTGTTTATTTTTTATACTACTTATTTCTTTTGGTACTTTGTTTGTTTATTTAATTGTGCGAGACGCGTCTTTACCGCTATTTCGGAAATACCTTCGTTAATGTTCTTTTTGAGTCTACTTACGTTTTTAGCCGCGCGTCCTTTCATGGTATTGTTAACGAGTTTCTTAAGGTTCGCCTTCTTATTTTTAGGTGGTGGAGGAGGTTTATTTTGCATAGCTTTTATCAATTTAGCTTGAACATTTTTTCTTTTCTTTTCATCCATGTTTCGTTTTATATTACCCTTAATTCTATTAAAAGCCTTATTTGCTTCCATACCTTGACTTCCAGTAAACATACCTTTTCTCCACTGTGTAAGGTTTGCACTATTTATGTATTTCTTACGATCAGCCTTCGTCATGTTTGGGTACGTTTTGGATATGTATTCGGCAAGTTGTTTCTTAACTTCCTGGCGTTTCTTTCTATTTGCTGCCTCGTTATAGTTACCGTTTAGTTTTTCGGATTCTATAGTTTTTTCTATACTTGGTGCAATGTTCTTTATTTGAATACTGTAATTTTTGAGTTGATTCAATAATTTATTTTTAACTTTTTGGTCCATTTGTGTCGATTTAACTTTTTTAGTAAGAGAAGAACGCATTTGTGTATTTTGCGCAGCCTTTTTCTTATTTTCAGTTTCTTTTTTCTTCTTTTCTTCCTCTTCTTTTTTCTTTTTTGCGAGTGCTTCCGCCTTTTTCTTTTCAATCATTTCTTCCTTCGCCTTTCGATTCGCTTCCTCCTTTTCCCTCGCCTTTCGATTCGCTTCCTTCTTTTCCCTCGCTTTTCGATCTTCCTCTTCCTTTGCCTTTCTTTGTTTTGCAAGTTCTTGTGCTTTTGAAATGGCGTTTTTCTTTACAGTATTAAATGTTTCTCCCTTTTCGAACCTTTTAAGAAATGTAGCCTTGTTTGCATTTGTTAAGTTTTTAGAGTTATTCAAGATCTTACTCAATAACTGCTGTTGCTTTTCACGTTCTCTTGCTTTTCTTTCCTCTTCTTCTTTCGCTAAACGGTTCGCTTCTTCTTTTTCTCTTGCTTTTCGATCTTCCTCTTCCTTTGCCTTTCTTTGTTTTGCAAGTTCTTGTGCTTTTGAAATAGCGTTTGATTTTATAGTGTTAAAGTCACCACCATTTGCAAACCTTTTAAGAAATGTAGCCTTGTTTGCATTTGTTAAGTTTTTAGAGTTATTCAAGATCTTACTCAATAACTGCTGTTGCTTTTCACGTTCTCTTGCTTTTCTTTCCTCCTCTTCTTTCGCTTTTCTCTGTTTTGCAAGTTCTTGTGCTTTTGAAATAGCGTTTGATTTTATAGTGTTAAAGTCACCACCATTTGCAAACCTTTTAAGAAATGTAGCCTTGTTTGCATTTGTTAAGT